TAGGACTAAATCCTGTAGTTTCATAAGATAACGTAGATGTTAAATATGCTGTAGATCTATTTAGACGGCTTTGTTTCCATTGTGCTAATAATCCAGATACTTGTTGCTCTGGTAAATCTGCACCAGTGTTTTTAATATATCCACTTGGCATTGGTGTTTGTGCAGATACAGCTGCGGCTTTTTCAATATCTAATGCACTTTGAATTGTACGTGCTGCGGTTTGTAATACACCTTGCGTTAAGCCTTGAAATGTGATGAGTGAACCAATACCGGACATTGGTGCTTTAACGCCATCAATAAAATATTCATCAACTTCTGTGCCAAATCTATTTGTAGTAAATGTAACTCTATTATTTGCTATCCACTCAAAACGTGATGGTCTTAAATCATCTGCATATAATTCTGTAACACGCCAATATGCAACACCATAAAAAAGCAAACTATCGACAGTCCATGAAATCGTGACGGATCGTGGTTGCCGATAGTCTGGCTGCTCTATCCAAAGAGGGTTCCCCAACTCCTCACCATTTGACTTTTTGTAAAGCTTTAATGGCAAGTAGGAAACTACACCAGCTATAAGATTTCTGCAACGTGACACTGCAGGTACTTGCATTGCGAAATTACGATCTAATCCACCAGGGAAATTACCAACACCTGTAGTAAATGAACCATAGCCGTAGGCTGTGTCCATAATGGCAGGGGCGTATTGCGCTTGTACGGATTCAGTTTTTTTATTTATACCCAAAGCAGACAATAGACCCATAGATATACTTTATACCATAAAACGGACTAAAGGTGCAAGTTAGACAAAGATTTGCGCTGTTTTTTGTGGTTTAGTTAATTCAGATACGACCATAGCCAAAGATATAGCAGCTGTAACATCACCAGCCGACTTGCGCCTGATAATGCGCCAGCCAGCATCATTTGTTTTAGCAGCGCAGTTATTCAAGTGCTGTACTAAATCAGCCTGTCCAGAATGGACTATTCGGTTATTGGCTAAACCATCTGCTAGGTCTGAACATGCTTGGTAAAACGCTTGGCCGCTAACATCTTGCATACGCCATCCGCTTTGTTCTAATTTTGTGGCTATTGTTTGTGTGGCGTACTTGTCAAAACAAATTACGTGTGGATGGTATTTTCTTGCCCACTCATTTATGTCACTTGCCATCTTAACTTCATCTATTGCTATATCACTATGCCAAAGCTGTGCAAGTCCTACAGCCACCTTGCCATCTTTTATTTGACCCATGACTAAAGCGCCAGATCTTCTAGTTGGTGCAATATCAAAGGCCATTATAGTCTGTGGACCGACAGGGATTTCTAGTGTGCTATCACTACATGCTTCAATAGATCCATAAACCCACGGGCTTTGTGTGCTATCTACCCACTGGCATAACATCTCAGTACGTGTAGCTTCTATGCTGTTTGTACTTACGCTTTCTACCAGTGTTTGCTCAGTGATTAAATGGCCGAGTGCGGGGTTTGCCATAGCCCAGGCTTTCTTATCATGTATTTTGCAATGTTGCGGTGCGCTATATTCGTAATATCCTAGATTTTCTGGTGGATAAGACTTGCAACGCTCTACTAGATCATTAAGCACTGTACTAAACCCATCACCTGCGTTACTTGTCATCAATGTCATTGAATTAGGCCTTGCACGTGTTACTGGTAATGCAGCTGTAAAGGCTTCTTCTGACCATTCACGTAATTCATCAATGTATAAGAAATCTGCGGTCTTACCACGGGGTGCATCTCTTGTAGCTGCGGCTATTTCATATCTAGCACCATTAAGCAAGCTAATAGATTCTTGACCATTAGCTAGACGTATCTGTCTTACCTGATCTTTTAGAAATTGATTATCTTCTATTGTGTATGCAACCTGCCTAAATGTATCTAATGCCATATTTCGATTAGATGACATGCCTAGTACATTCTTAGAACCCCATAAGAATAGATGGCTCAATATAAGCATACGTGCTAAGTGTGTTTTGCCGTTTTGACGTGCTACTAATACTAGAGCTGTCTTTTTGCGCCAGTTATCGGATTCATCTGTAGATAAAAGATCCTGTAATACAAAACGCTGCCATGGGATTAATGGCATAGAGATTTTTTCAGCTAGATCTGCAACCTCGTCTACTTTGCTATTGCCTTTTAGTAAAGGCGTGTGAATTCTAGGCTCGGTGCTGCCAATTAGCCCGACCCCTCGTTTAATCTGGCTTGATTCGGTATTAGTTTGCATCAAAGTCCAGTGTATCTGGTTTATTAAAAGGTGAGTCTGGCACTGTGCTGGTGGTTTCAGGGAGAGAAGGTTTCAGAAAGACAGGGGGGGTCGCCTTGTGGCTAAAAAAACGCCCACCTTTACGGCTATTACATGACTTACATAGACACTGCAAGTTATCCAATGCCCACATGTCACCACCTTTTATACGTGGATATATATGATCAACAGTATCAGCTACACCACCACATAGAGCACAGATCCAACCATCACGATCAAGTACTGTAATGCGTAGCTTCTTCCACTTACCACTACCTAACGCACGTTCGCTCAATGCCATCCCTTACGTTTGAAATGATCTAATGCTTTACACATTGAACCATATCTATTCATGTTATATGCAATACCCCACTCTACCTGCTTATATCCATCTACTTTACTAAGATACTTAGATCTACCTTGTGGTATACCATAATGACTACCATTCTTAGCCTTTGGATTCCATCTACTTTCTTTATGATATAACTCATCTAAACAGTAAAACTCTGTGAATGAATGATTTAACTGGATAAAAGCATATTGTTTGTAATGCATAGGTTTGTCAGCTGCAACGGAATAATCTTTTGAAAAGCAAAGGCTAAATGCAATTAGCAAAGAGGTCGCCCAAACTCTGCGCCTTCCGAGTCTAGCCGCTGGCGACTCAGCTTTTCGATTTAAGATCGAACGCTTTTTTAGGGTATCACACACTGTCAAATCCTGTAAGATAATCGCAGGTCAGACGGCGTGGCGAAGAATCCAACAATATCATCACCTTCTTGCCATGTTTGATCGTAGCCAATCTCATTCAATTATTAACCGCCTCTCAACAGCTGCTGCCATGCCATTTGTACCTGGAAATAAATCAACCATTTCATCACCTGGTTTGTAATTTAATAAATCAAGTATCCAATCGTTAAACTTGTCAGGCTTAGATCCTCGCAAGCCCTTACGTTGCGCTCTTGGACAACTCATCCAATCTCTTACCATAGGCCGCCTAAAATGCTCTTTACGTCCACCATATAGAATTACAGGTTCCCAGCCATATTGCACAGCTTTATCCCACCAGAGCTGGTGAACTGTTTTAGTCCAAGCACAAATACGAGCTTTTTTCGGAATTATGGTTGCGTAAAAGTGCAAAGAAGGTGCGTGTAAACTTAAAGCCCACCCGTCTGGAAACTCATCCATTAAACGTTCAACTAGTTCAATGTGCTTTTCTTTTTTATCATAATCGGCAGCATCTGAGTGTAAATCACCATAAAACTTTTTTGCCAATCCTAAATATGGCGGATCTGCATAAGCAAACTTCATTTTTTACCACCCCATCCATTTCCCTTGAATATTAACCCAGGTGCTGAATACAGCCTGGTCATTAATGTATGACATTTAGGACAATCCATAGTAGGCACATCCTCAGTAAATGATCTAAAGGTAGAGCCAAAGGTGCCGCACTCATTACAGCTAAATTCATATGTTGGCATCTGATACCTCTAACAGTAAACAGGTGTGACACGGCAGCTTCTCAAACTGCCATGCCCCACAGCTATTACATCTACTTACCTTGCTATCTTTAGGCGTATCTTTTTGCTCACTTATATTTTTAACGCCTACACAGCCACAATCCATGCACTGGTATAACTTAAAGCCATCTGGCATTTCTGTTTGATCTAGCCATAAAAACTCAGTATCACGTTTGCAGCCATTACATTTGAACTTAGTCACGATTGATCAACTCATGGCATCTAAAGCATGTGCCATCTCTAAAGACTCGATCATCTTCACAGACTTCGCACTTAATTACTGTTGGCTCTAGGTGTACGCCATTATCATCCATTACAACCTGTACACCCTTACCATTAATAAATGCTATGTAGCCCATAGTTACTCCTTGTCCTCACATTTACAACGTATTAATCTAATTTCTTTTTCTTGACAGTTTTCTATTACCCAACCTTTTTCGTCTATAGCCAATCTATGTATCAAGATTTTTTCAGCCATAGTTACTCCTTATCCTTCGGAAAATACCATGCACCTGTACTGGTTTGTTTAGCCCAGATGGCATGTTCCTTAATGTTATCTAAACAGATATAACCATAGAAAGGCTTTTTAGTTGTTTTGCTTAAACCCTTCTTTAATGCCATGCCCTTAGCGCAGCCACACTCAGGCGGTGGATTAGGTGCTTCCGGCACAGCTGTAGTCCAATCACTATCGCCCCATTGCACTGGGTCTTCTAGCTTGTTTTCTACACTAAATGATTCTGATTTAGCGTTTACTGATGCCATTTCTTCTCGGCTTGGTCGCTTACCTTTAGCTGAGAAACCTGCGTTTGCAAGCGCTCTACCAATCGCACTTGTTTCCGCATTAGGTAAAGCGAAATTTGCGTTAACGCCTCTATCACTAATATTCTCCAACGCAAGCCCCGTAGCACACGGCTTGATATCGGCTTCTGTTTTGTAGAGTTTACAAACCACAATGAATCTAGTGTTTGTGGCCTCGATAAGATCTGTTTCCAATCTTCCATCTGGATAATCCTTCCACCATTTATGTAGACGTTCGTCTACTGTTTCGTAATTGCTTAGGTCAAATGCCATAATTAGTGCTCCCATTCAAAATCTTTATCCTGCATGTATTCATGACAGGTTTTTGATATGGCAATATACGCAAGTGCGTCTTTGTAGTGATCGTCAAGCTCTGGACTTTCCACGCTGCGACTAATTTTGAGCAGTGCCATACAGCCTGCCACTTGATTTGATGTGATCGGGAAATTGAGATACGCAG